AGCTGGCATGTCTGCGAGAACAGGTGATCCTGTTGCTCAAAAGGCGGATACTAGCCCAAAGCAGGCAACGGCTCCAGTAACAGAGACTCCCGTAGCAGAGGCTCCAAAAACTGAGGCGCCGAAAGCTGAAGCAACAGCTCAACCAAGTGGAAAGGCTGAAGATATTCTTTCCATGATCAGAGCAAGGCAACAACAGTAAAAATATATACTTGTGGGGTTAACCCCCCACAAGGCTATTAAGGAGGTATTATGGCAAAGGCATTTGATCCAAGTAAATTCAGAACGGCACTTACAAAAAGCATAACAGGCATGAGTGCTGGTTTTAATGATCCAACAGATTGGATCTCAACAGGAAATTACGCACTAAACTATTTGGTTAGCGGAGATTTCCACAAAGGCGTTCCGCTAGGCAAGGTAACTGTATTCGCAGGTGAATCCGGTTCAGGTAAATCTTATTTTTGTGCTGGTAACATTATTAAGGCGGCACAAGAACAAGGAATCTTCGTTGTTTTGGTAGATTCAGAGAACGCACTAGATCAAGACTGGTTAGAAAGACTTGATGTACAAACTAGCGAAGATAAACTATTGAAACTTAATATGTCAATGATTGATGACGTAGCAAAAACAGTTTCAACATTCATGACAGACTACAAAGCTATGAATGAAGAAGAACGTCCTAAAGTATTATTTGTAATTGATTCTTTAGGTATGTTATTGACTCCAACAGACGTTGATCAGTTCCAAAAAGGTGATATGAAGGGTGATATGGGTAGAAAGCCCAAGGCACTAACGGCACTTGTAAGAAACTGTGTTAACATGTTCGGTAGTCATAATGTAGGATTGGTAGCAACAAATCATACGTATGCTTCGCAAGATATGTTTGATCCAGATGATAAGATATCAGGTGGACAAGGATTTATCTATGCTAGTTCTATAGTTGTAGCTATGAAAAAACTAAAACTAAAAGAAGATGAAGACGGTAATAAAGTAAGTGATGTACGTGGTATTAGAGCGGCTTGTAAAGTAATGAAAACAAGATATGCTAAACCTTTTGAAGGCGTACAGGTTAAGATTCCATATGAAAGAGGTATGGATCCTTACAGTGGACTTGTTGACTTGTTTGAAAAACAAGGATTACTTGTTAAAGATGGAAATAGGCTAAAATATATTGATAACAAAGGCGAAGAGCATAAAGAATATCGCAAGAACTGGACAGGTGAAATGTTAGATATGATTATGTCTAATTTAAACGCCAATGTTGATTCTGTGGTAAATACCAAGGTCGAAGAACCAGCTGAAACAGAATAGGAGCAACAATGGAATCAAGTATGATAGTCGATATTTGGAACACATTTAAAGAAAGTATCGAGAAAAAACATATTGAAACAGTAGCAGAAAGATATGTAGATGTTTGTGCCGACTTTGGTACAGATGATACTGCTTTTAGAGATGCTATGGGAAATTGTGATCATTTAGATGCGGCAATTTCATATTACTTAGATATGGAAGACCCTGAAGATTATGATGAAGATGACCCAGAAAATTGGGACGACTAAATGGGTTACTACTCCGATGTAGCAAGAGATATTAGCAAGATACCTGATGCTATCCAACACTTTGAAACAGAGTTAAGCGCCGCAAGAGTTGAGACAAAGCTCAAAGGCAACGTAGAACGTGCGGCGGCTGAACTTCCGGGTATTGTAGAACATCGATTCCAACAACTTCAAGAAATTGAAGCAATTTTAAATTATTTAAATATTGAATTGCGTAGATTGCGTAGCACATATTTTAAAAAATATTTAGAAAACTACCAAAGAGCTCTTTCCAGCAGAGATGTTGAAAAATATGTTGATGGAGAAGCTGATGTAGTAGACTACGAAAAGATCATTAACGAATTTGCTCTTCTAAGAAATAAATGGCTCGGCTTGCTTAAAGGACTTGACCAAAAACAATGGCAGATCACCAATGTAGTTAAGTTAAGAGTAGCAGGCATGGAAGATGCGTCATTATAAGTTCCAAGTTCCAGAAAACAGCAGAAAATTAAGAGGACAACTTTTTACATACCTTTATAGGCTTTGTGATGTAAAAACAATTAGTGGTCCTGAAGATATAGAGAAAGACAGATATCTAGCATTTAGTCATCCTTTTGATGATTGGATATTTGACTATATTGTTAAAAATAAAGACTTAAATTTTTTCCATATTGATAACGGATATATAGGTAACCATCGGCATAAGACGCCTTGGCACTATAGAATAAGTTATAATTCTTTACAAAATACAAAAGTTAAAAAAGTATCAAGTAGTAGAATTAATCTACTTGAAATTGATGATAAACTTTGGTCTGATGATTGGAATCTAGATGGAGATTACAACCTGATTGTGCTACCCAACCAGTCCAATATATTTAAATACTTAGGAGAAGATTATGATACATGGAAAAGACAAACATTGGATCATTATCAATCATTAGAAGTGCCTTGTAAGGTAAGAGAAAAACAGGGTAAACGTAGAAAAAGATATGAAGAAATTTTACCTATGATGAGCAAAGCAAAAAAGGTTATTACATATCACAGCATGGCGGCTGTTGAAGCATTGTGTTTAGGAAAACCAATTGAGATACTAGGACAAAGTGCTGTACAACACTGGCAAAACAAAACAAATTTTGACAGAAAGGAAATGTTAGAACACATAGCATGGAGTCAATTCAATAGAGATGAATACACTAACGGCACAGCATGGGACCTAACATTTGAGTATCAGGTTAACAAATGAGTTATGTAGAATTAGATGGTTGGAGGACTATACCTCAAGACATTTGTCTTAAAAGTGCTAAAAAACAAGGCAATGGAAAAATTGAGGAATATCAAAATTGGGAGTTACAAACTGCAATTTCGCATTGTGCTAAACTAAGAATAGCAGTTGATATAGGAGCTCACGTTGGAATAACTTCTTTTAGATTGAGCCAATCATTTGAACATGTTCACGCTTTTGAAGTAAACACAAAACTATTACCGTGCTTATTATACAACCTAGACATGAAGAAAGTTTTGAATGTTACCACTCATCCTGTTGGTCTTGGAGACACAGAAAAAGATGTGGATATTATTGAAACACATAAAAGTTTTAGCACACATATAGATCCTAATGCTACTAAAGGAAAGTACAAAGTAAAGACATTAGATTCTTTTAATCTTCAAAACGTAGACTTTATTAAAATAGACGCAGAAGGATACGAGCCTTTGATTGCCAAAGGAGCGTTAGAAACCATACAAAGATGTAGACCAATAATTCTTTATGAAAGAAAAGATCACCCTGCCAGGTATGGATTTGAAAGAGAAAGCATAAGAAGTGTGCTTATGGATATAGGATATAGAATGGTTAGAAAATTAGGCAAAGGCGAAAAGAATGCGGTACTAGCATATAGACCAGAAATGAGTCGCGATGTTTGAACTTCCTAAACTACTTGGACATAATGTTCCAGATAAAGCTAAAGATATAATATTTTTTAGTTGTGATTATGACTACTTTGATAGACATGGATACGCACTCGCACAAAGTATAAACAGAACTATAGGTTGGATACACGTACATTGTCATATAATAAACGAAGGCAATATGAATCAAAAAGTATTAGATCAGTTAACTTTACATCATCCATTTACATATTCGTATGAAAACGTAGATAAAGAATTATACAGCAATCTAAAGAAAAATCATAAAAGGATGAAAGAAGGCCAGGATATATTTAAGACAGGTGACCTTGATTACATTGCTAGACGAACATATCTAGCAAGTGCTAGGTTCATGAGACTGTACGAAATATTTCAAAAAGAAGACCAACATATATTTCAACTAGATTGTGATACAGTATTAAGAAACGGTTTTCATCAAAGGGACTTTAGGCAAATAGCAGAAAATGTTGCTGTCATGCCTAAACCAAAAGATCCTGGAATCTTTATAGCAAGTGCTTTGTGTTTAGGCTTAGGTGATAAAGGAATAAGATTTAGAAAACTTTTTAGCAACAATATGATTGTGGCATTTACAAAAGAAATTTATTGGTTTGTTGATCAAGATGTTTTAAGAGATACTATGACAGAATGGGCTAACATGGGTGAAACATTTGAGTACATTCCTTACCAATGGAATGCTTGGGGGCAAAAGAGATATGATATTTTTTCAACAGGCAAGGGTAATAAAAAGAATGATAGAAGATTCAAGGCGGCTCAACTAAATTGGCTTCCTGAACATTGGAAAGAGATAATTAAAAAAGAAGTTTTAAATTTACCATAGAATATGATCGATGAAATAGAAAGTCCTTGTATAAATGTATGTACTATGGACCCAGATAGTGGATTATGTTTAGGTTGTAGTAGGACAGAAGATGAAATAGAAAAATGGGGAGATCCTAATACAACTAATGAATGGAAAATAAAAAATTTAAAAGAATTGGAAACAAGATGACACAAGGTTTTATAATCTATTTGCCAGACTATCCTGATAGTGTAGCAATGGCTAGTAGAGCTATGGAAAGTGCTAAAAAGTTTGATTGGAATGTACAACTATACGAAGGTGTAAATGGGACAAATGTTAGATTAGAGGATTATAATTTGAGACCTTCATTAGTTAATAAAAAGTGTCAACGTTTATTAGAACGTCCCGGAACACAAGGTTGTTTTCTTAGTCAATATCTTTTATGGGAAAAATGTTTTGTAAGTCAAACACCTATATGTATATTTGAACATGATGTTATTTTTAAAAAGACCATGGGAGATATAGAGGACTGTGATGTATACAAATTTGAAGGATTTAAAAAAGCAAAGCCAATAGCACCTGGCAATTGGTATGAAGGTGCTAGGGCATATCTTATAACACCTGTTGGTGCTAGAAAATTACTAGACTGGGTATTCGCCAATGGAGCAATGCCAGCAGACTGGATGCTTTGTGATGGCATCGTTGACATGAAGTTTGATAAACACAATAAAGTAACATTTAAATCAGGAATGAGTTTTACAAAGGACTTACAATGAACAGAATGATATATCAAGTAGCTGTTGGATCGCAAAGCAAACTATATCTACATTGTATAGAAAGTGTAAAAAAATATTGCGACAAGTATAATATTACACACATAGTACAGACCGAACCTATTTTGAGAATACGTCCAGATGAAACTAGATCAGGTAGAAGCAAAGAAGCAGTAAACAGATTAGGATATCTTCCTATATATGAAAAAGAAAATGCTTTTACACATTTAAAAAATTATGATCAAATTGCTATTATAGATAGTGACATCTATGTAAAAATAGATTCTCCTAATATTTTTGATACGTTGACTGAAGAATATGCCTTTGGCGCAGTAGCAGAAAGAGAACTACCTTGTGCTAAAAAATATAAATCTAAAATAAGAAAATATTCAAAGGCGGCATTTGAACATTTAGATGACGTAGATTGGAAGTGGAATCATTTAGGAGCAGAATTTTATAATATGGGCTTAATGGTTATTAATAGTAAAACATTCTTGCCATACTTAAAAAACGAAAGTCCAAAACAATTTTTATCAAGACCAGAATTCAAAGACTTTGTAGACGGCATTGGTTATAAAAAATGGTCAACAGATCAAATGCTATTAAATTGGTGGGTCAAAAAGGAAGGCATACCAACTAAAAATTTAGACTGGCGATACAACGGCTTATACAAAGGAATAGAAGATAACAGACTATCAGAAGCATTTTTTGTCCACTTTTTCTTAAAAGATCTGCTTCCTGAAAGAGGAGAAAACGTTTCAACACTAATGGAGGCAATCAAATGAACGTACAAGAGTTTGGTCACTGTAAAGACCTAAAACAATTCTATAATGAAATAAGAGAATTTTATCGTAGTCATTACAAGGATGAATTTTTGAGATACTACGACACTTTACAAAAACTAGCAGGTGAATGTAAGAGCTATAGAGAGCTAGGTGTCATGCAGGGCGGTTCGGCCGCGGCTGTGTTATCTGGTAATAGTAATATAAAAGCTGAATTAATAGATAGAAGTTTCCAACATCTTAATAATCACAAACATGTGTTTGAAGGATACAACGTTTCTTTTGTTGAAAGTGATTCATTAACGTGCCCTGTAAATGAATGTGAAATGACACTGATTGATAGTATGCATCATTACAAGCATGTAAACAGAGAAATACGTAGATATGAAAATAGTGTGTCAAAATATTTGGTATTCCACGACAGCAATTATCATGAAATAAAAAGAGCTATTGACGAATGTGTCGCAAGAGGAAAATTTAAAATGAATATTTTAGATGATAAAAGTTACGGATACTGTGTGTTAGAGAGAAGATAATGAAACATGTTGTTATGAGATATATGAGTACAAGGATAAAGGATCTTCCTTATGGTTGTCCTGGATTTGGAGATATTGTACACTCAGCATTGTTGACTTACAACTATGGACAACATTTTAACGAAGAAGCAACTTTACATATTGCTTCACATCAATATAATAGAGATAAACCTATAACATGGCAAGAAGTTTATGAACTATTTCCAAAAAATTCCATACACCTAAAATGGTATAATTTTAGTTCAGAAACGAATCAAGATCAAGAATTTTTTGATTTGGTAAGAAAAGATAATCCTGACGCAGTCTTACATTACTATGAGAAATATCCTGGAAAGATACAAAGAGTAATTCAACCAAGTTTTTTTGTAGATGAATACATGAAATCTTATCCCTGTTTAAAACCAAAGTGTCCCTATCCTGAAGCAGAAAAAAGTTTATTACCGGAAAAATTTGTTACAGTACAGGTTGATGCTGGAAGTAAAAAACGTATGCTAAAGCCTGAACAAATGAATAACATTTTAAATTTTTGGATTACAAAAGGATATAAGCCGATATATTTAGGAGGACAGGCTACACATCCTTTGCTAAAAAGAGCACCAATGGCAGGATATGCTATGAGCAAAGCACGGGCACATATTGGAGTAGACAGTGGTTATATGCACTTGGCTCAATGTTTCTTTAAGCCAGAAGACATATACATATATACTAATAGACCATGGGATAAATGGGAACATCATTTGAAGATGTTTAAAGATAACGGGGTTAATATTAATGAATACTATTAAGTATGACGGAAAAGAATATTTAGAATTACAAACCAAAGGATTTGCGGCACAATATGCTTTTCCTTTTGCCAAACAAATACTTACAGGTAAAGGCTTGGACATAGGACCTAATAGGGAAGACTGGGCATTTCCTGGAGCAAGAATGATTGACCTTGTGATTCCAGATGAGTTTGATGCTTTTAATTTACCTAATGAAAAATTTGATTATATTTTTTCTTCCCATTGTTTAGAACATTTGAATGATTGGGTTGGAGCATTAAATCATTGGTCAACTAGATTACATAAAGGTGGCATCATATTTTTATATTTGCCACACCCTGATCAAAGATATTGGAAACCATGGAACAATAGAAAGCATGTCCATATACTTGAACCAAGACATATTGAAGATTATTTTCAGTCTAAGAAATTTTCTAAAGTTTTTGTTACACATGGATACGACCTCAATCATTCTTATTACGCTGTTGCTGAACTTTAATGGAAGACAGATTTAAAAATGAGATTAGCAGTTTGTATATCCGGAGTCAATAACAAGAACAGTCGCATAGTAAAGTTCTTAAAAGAAAAGATTCCAGAAGCAACATATTTTTATCATACCTTTTCAAATAAAACTAATTTAATTGACAAAGAATTACACGATAGTTTGTTTACCATGCACTATCCGAAATGGCATTATCATCCTATGGAAGTGCCTAATATATGTAAGCACGGCAAGTTTAAAAAATATGTACAACAAAGATTAAGTTGGGACAAGTTATATTACGGAACTGTGCCAATTCTACAACATTGTGATCTGTTACGCAAAATACCAAAAGAATATAATCTAATTATTAGATGTGATTGGAATACGCAAATAGATAGGCAGGTTGACTTACACCATTGGTATAGAAAAGCGTTTGAACAAGGACCTATTGGCTTTATGGTAAGGGATAATAGAGGGCCTAATTTTGGCTCAGGTAAACTACACGAACTACCAAAAGATGAAAATGATGTAAACAACGACTGGTTTCATTTTTTACCTAGTACCTTTATCATACATCATAGAAAACATTTTGATGTACAACAAGTTACACAATTAAACAAAAATTGTGAATTACTACCTAATGAATGGGGTTGGTATCAGGTACTGAGTGCGCCATATGGTGGGATTCACACCAGCGTTCATGGTTTTGCTAAAGAGCTTAAATAACACGGAGAAAGATTATGAATCTACAAGAAGTTTTTGTTAAGCATAAATGTGATAAAGGAATCAAACACAGGTATTGGGAACTTTATGAACAGGATTTTCAAAAACACAAAGATGAACCAATCAACATATTAGAGATAGGTACTTTCAAAGGAGAAAGCACAAATGCTTGGTTAGAATATTTTTCACAAGCAAAAATTTACACCATAGATACATTTGAAAGAGTTCAAGCAAAAGACTTACCGTGTTTGGAAGACAACAGAGTACAATGGGCACAGTTAGACAGTACGTCTGAACATTGTAATAATCACTTTAAAAATCAAGGATTAAATTTTGATATAATAATAGATGATGGTTTACATACTCCTGAAGGACAGAGATTAACCTTTGAAAGATTATTTGAATTTTTAAAACCAACAGGTAGTTATTATATAGAAGATGTATGGATGCTTGATAAAGTTGATAGAAATCATCATTGGATAACAAGTCACCCAAATGACTTTACAATGGACAAGTACAATAAATTAATTAACAGTATTTCAAAATATCAAGTGACTCATCATAATTTTAGCAGTAAAAATGTTCCAGATAGTTACATTTTAAAAGTAAAATGGAAGCATACGTAATATACATTGAAGGGCATGAAGATAGTGAAAAGTTTTCTGACCGTTGTGTACAGAGTATAATTGATACCGAATCAGATTTAGATATAATAAAATTTCCTGCTATAACTCCTGATAACATGTGGGAAGTAAACTATACTTGGCCACTACGTAAAAAAAGATTGTGCGAAAAAACAAATCTATTACTTTCAGCATATAAAACATACGATAACAATAAACGCATTGCCGCGGCACAAAGCCACTACATGCTTTGGCGTAAATGCTTGACACTTAACAAACCAATATTAATATTAGAACATGATGCTATTTTTATAAAAAAATTCGATATGAGTATCATGGAATGGTGGCCAGGAGAAGGTGCTATCAGTATTAACAATCCAATAGGAGCAACATTTGGATCAAAAGAATATGATGAAAAATTACAAAACGGAATCAACGAAGTTCCTTGGTTGGTTGACAAAAACATACCACAAGGTCTACCTGGTAATAGTGCTTACGTGCTTTATCCAGATGCGGCAAAGGAACTGATAAGGCTACAGGAACAAATAGGATGGTGGCCTAATGACGCCATTATGTGTAAGCAACTTTGTCCTTGGATTAGATGCTATAAGCCTTACATAACTAAATGTCAAGGTATCAAATCAACAACCAGTAAGTAAAAGCAAATATAAGTATAGTTATGAAGATAGTCTTAGTAACTGGAGGGTTCGATCCTCTACATTCAGGCCACATTGAATACTTTACTGAGGCAAAGAAGCTTGGAGATATTTTGGTTGTAGGAATCAATTCAGACGAATGGTTAACACGTAAAAAGGGAAGACCGTTTATGCCATTCAAAGAACGTTTGGCTATCATTGATTCACTGTCAATGGTGGACGATGTATTGTCATTTGAAGATGCTGACGATACTGCTAACCAAGCTATTTTTAAATTAATGTGTACATCTGGCAGTGGACATGATATAATATTTGCTAATGGTGGGGATAGGAAAGCAGGATCTGTGCCTGAAGAAAATATATATGGAGAGCAAATTGAATTTGTTTACGGAGTAGGAGGCAGTGACAAAATTAATTCTAGTAGTTGGATACTTGATGAATGGAAAACACAAAAAACTGAAAGAGATTGGGGATACTGGAGAGTACTAGATGACAAACCATCTAAAGGTTATAAAGTAAAAGAACTTGTAATATATCCAGGAAAGTCTCTCAGCGATCAGAAACATTTCAAAAGATCTGAATTATGGACCGTGTTAGAAGGTACGGTAAATATGACAACTGAATGGCAAGAAAGAAAGTCTAATGTTGAATTACAGCCAGGCGGTTTACAGTATGAAATAGGCAAGGAAGTATGGCATAAAGCAACAAACAGCGGAGATGTCAATGCTCATGTGCTTGAAGTTCAACGTGGTGTATGCGTTGAAGAAGATATAGAAAGAAGGGACTGATGAAAGTATTTGTAGGTTACGATACAAGAGAAGACATAGCTTACCAAGTTTGTAAGCACAGCATTATTGCTAGAAATAAGGACATTGATGTACGTCCACTTAAACAACAAGAACTAAGAGATGCGGGATGGTACACACGCCCTATTGATAAACTAGCATCAACAGAATTTACTTTTACAAGATTTCTAATACCTGAGCTTACTAATTTTGAAGGTTGGGCTGTGTTTATGGACAGTGATATGATTCTAACAACTGATATTAAAGAATTGTTTGATCAAGCAGACGATCAATATGCTGTAATGTGTGTTCAACATGATTATAAAGTTACAGAAAGCACAAAAATGGATGGACAAAAACAAACTATCTATCCAAGAAAGAATTGGTCAAGTATGGTGTTATGGAACTGTGGACATCCTAGTAATAAAGCTGTAACAAAGGATTTTGTTAACAATCCAGAGATTACAGGAGCATTTTTACACAGGTTCAGTTGGTTAAAGGATGAAGAGATTGGTAGCTTAGATCATACTTGGAACTATTTGATGGGTGTGTATAACGATATAGAAAAACCAAAATTAATACACTACACAGAAGGTGGTCCTTGGTTTGAAAACTATCGCTACTGTGAATATCATCAGCTATGGAAAAATGAATTACACAATATGATGCATGGAGCAAAAGATGAGTGATATAGTTCCTCCTAAAATGTTGATGATAGACGGGGAGGATGAAATACTAAAACATTGGAAGCAAGGAACCGATGCTTTAGTAATAGACAGAAAACAAATATCAAGTAAACTTAAAGACAGTCCTTGGCCTATCGAAATACCTGTTTCATTCAGAAGCATGACCAAAAGAAAAGAAATATGGAAGTGTTGGGAAACTGGTAGACCTTTTTATTACATAGATAATGGTTATATGGGTAACCTTGATAAAAAGAAGCGTTGGTATAGAGTTGTAAAAAATAACATACAACACACAAAAGTTCCGCTGTTTATGGGCACGGAAACTAAATGGCCAATTGATAGATTCCAAGAGATTTGTAGGATAGCACCATATATGCACTACATGGGACAAAAATCTTCAAAACAACAGAACGGTGCGATATTATTAGTTACTCCGTCCGAAAAACCATGTGCGTTTTATAATATTACAAGAGATGATTGGGTTAGAGATACAATAGCAGAACTTAAAAAACACACCGATAGACCAATTGTAATTAGAGATAAAGGTTTGCGTCCTGATAGGATTAAGAACGGAAGTGTAGCTTCGCAATGCCATAGAGAAAGAATACATAGTGTTGTTACATATCAAAGCATGGCGGCATTAGAAGCAATTCATTTTGGTATCCCAGCTTTTACAATGGCTCCATGTTGTGTACAAAGTGTTGCGAATACAGATCTTTCAAAAATAGAAAGTCCAGTATATCCAGATCCAGATAAATTTTTAAACCTTTTAGCGTATCTTGCTTATTGTCAATTTAATTTAGAAGAATTTTCATCCGGTAGAGCTATTAGGATGATAGAGGAGTTTAAATTATATGACCACTGATGTAATGAGAGTGTGTGCTTACCTAAAAGCAATTCCTCCAGGAAATAAAAATCCAGAAAAACCAAAACTACTTGAATATTTTGTAGAAGGAGTAAACAAGTCAGGAGACAAATCAATGTTGATTAATTCTTATCAACATGAACCAGCTGATGTTGCTGTACTACAAGGCTATGTACATCCAGGAAGTAAACACGTTCCTCATTTAAATCTAAGACGTGATGTACTAGACAAACAAAAGTCTATAGGTGGCAGAACAATTATAGCAGACGCAAATTTATTTTTAGCATACGATCCTGGAAATAAAAACACATACTTAAGATACAGTTATGATGGTATTTTTCCAAACACAGGAGAATACTGTGACTCTAAAATTGATCCACAACGTTGGGCTAGGATGAGAGATATATTAGGCTTATCATTGAAACCTTGGAAGAAGCATGGAGATTATATTTTGATTACATGTCAAAGAGATGGCGGTTGGAGCATGAACGGACAATCAGTAATAGAATGGTTACACCTATTGTTAATGAAGCTTAAAAATTTAACCGATAGAACAATTATGGTAAGGTTTCATCCTGGGGATAAAAAGATTTCAAAACACATGATGCAACTTCAAGCCATAGGACATAAGGTGCGTTTTAGTTCTCCTAGCGTAAGTTTACTGAAAGAACTTCACGATGCTTACTGCGTTATAAGCCATAACAGTAGTCCAGGAGTTGTGTCAGCTATAGAAGGTGTTCCTATATTTTTATTAGATCCTGACAGGAGTCAAGCCAAGGAAGTAGCGAACATAAATCTATCAGAAATTGAAAATCCTAACTATGAATTTGATAGAGAGACATGGCTTAGGAGAGTAGCAATGAGTCATTGGAGATTAGATGAAATTAGATCAGGTGAATGTTGGAGGCATATGAAACAATGGGCGAAAAAGACATAAAAGTAGTTACAACATTTCATAACGAAGGTTATGAATTATACGGAAAAAGGTTTTTAGAATCTTTTGCTAAAAACGTAGACAAAAAGATTCAAATGTATTGTTTTACGGAAAATTGTGATCCTGAGAACCCGGATCCTAATCAAATTATTATTGAAAGTCAAGAATTTGTTCTTCCTAAACTAATGTCATTTAAAAGAAAATGGAGGAACGAGCCAAAGGCAAACGGCATCCCACCCGATGACATAAAAGCAAGACGTCCAAGAGATCATCATAAAAAGTTTAAGTGGGACGCTATTAGATTTGCCAATAAAGTTTATTCAGTGTTTGCGGCATGCGAAAGAAGCACTGATTGGTGTGTATGGATGGACGCAGATAGTTACATACATACTCCTTGGAGTTATGAACAGTTTAAATCATTATTACCAGATGATAAATGGATTACCTATGTCGGAAGAGGTAAAGGATCACAAACCTGGCCTGAGTGTGGATTTTACGGACTGAATCTTAACGATGTTATCTGCCAAGACTTTATTAAAGAATTTGAAAGAGTATATGAAGAAGCAGAAAATGGAATCTTTAAATTAGAAGAATGGCATGATAGTTACGTGTTCGGAAATATTTTAAACTCAATGAAGGATTACTATCCAGAAGTTTTAGACTACAGTAAAGACATTTATGTTAACACAGCAAAAACAGGTGGAGGCGGTCACCCACTTATTAATTCAGTGTTAGGCAAGTGGATCGATCACATGAAAGGTGATAGAAAGAATGTTGGACATAGTTTACAAAAAGACTTAATGAAATCCAGGGATGAAAAATATTGGAATGAAATTTAGTTTATGGACAAATAACGGTGCACTTAATTCTAAACCTATTTTTACTGCCTTTGCTAATAGCCTTCACAATAACGGTCACTCTGTTCTGTATAATGATATGGCTGGGGATATCCATGTTATTTGGAGTGTATTATGGTATGGTCGTATGGCTCCAAACAAAGCTGTATGGGACGAAGCACAAAGACAAGGAAAACCAGTAATAGTATTAGAAGTAGGTGGTATTAAAAGAGGCACCACTTGGAAGGTAGGACTCAATGGTATTAATAGAGAAGCAAACTTTGGGCCAATGGGTAATGACGACTCTCGCGTTCGTAAGTTAGGACTTAGGTTAAAACCTTGGAAATACAACAACGAGTATGGTGATATAATAATAGCATGTCAACACGCACACAGCCATCAATGGAGAAATCAAAAATCCGTACAAACATGGGTATTTGATTCTATAGACTTACTGCGACAGCATACCAATAGAAAAATTATAGTAAGACCACATCCAAGAAGTCCTATTCCTGGCATTCAACACGAATTTAAAAATGTTATATTACAAGTTCCTTCTCAGATTCCACAAACGTATGACGACTTTGACTTTGACCCTAGTGACGCTTATGCTGTAATAAACTGGTCAAGTAATCCCGCTACACAGGCTGTGATACAAGGAATACCTGTTTTTGTAGGTCCAGACAGTTTAGCATATGACGTGGGTTGTACAAATCTAGCTAGTATCAATGGGCCTGTAATGCCTGATAGAACACAATGGCTGAACGATATTGCTTACACCGAATGGACTTTGGAAGAAATCGAGCAAGGAATTCCTTTAAAACGCTTGACATCTAGCCTATAATCAAGTATAATACAGACATGAAACAAGAAAATTGTGAAGGTCTATTATCTCTACTGACAGGTATTACAATACCAAGACCTGTCATGCTAAAGGTATTAGATAACGGATATACCTTATTAGATGCTGATGCTAAGATACTGAAAAGCATAGCAAAGCAACTTTCAAAGGGTATCCCCTTAACTAATAGACAACACAGTCTAGTTCTAGATAAACTAGAAAACTATAGGGATCAATTTATCAAAAAGGGAATTGATATTGATTTATACAAAGATAAATTGATGTATCCTTATAGGCAAATAGATAGATCACATACTTTAAAATTACATAATGACACATTAAAAATTAGATTTCCGTTTAATAAAAAAATAATTGATAGAATAGAAGAAGTTAGACGTGTAGATCATCGCAGTCATGAATACAGTGAAAACACACATACTTTTAAATACACGCCACAAACTTTAATGAAGTTAGTTGAGATAGCAAAAAAGTTTGATCACAAATTTGAAATAGACGAGGATGTTGAAGACATATATCAACAATGTTTAAAGTTAGAAGAAACCAAAGAACAGTATGTTCCTGGTGTATATAATTACAAACTAAAGAATGTTCCAGTAGTAGTAAAGGACATATTGTTAGATGAAATAGGGGAGTGTAATAGAGACACCCTGCCTTTGTATTATGACCGTAGAGAACTTTTTGGATTAAAACATTTTGATATGGATAAAATATCACAAAGTTACGCTAGGTTGTCTGTTTTAACAAATAAAATAATACAACGAAAAGATCCAACCATAGTATTACAAACAAAAACACACACCATCGACCAACTGGTACAATCACTTATAGAACTTAATAGACTACCTGTGTTAATAGTTTTAGATGAGAAAAAAGCATTAGATCAGTTAACCGTTTGTCATAATCATTTTAAAAACGTTGTACATAGTTCCGAAGTATCTGTGTGTTTTAGGAAACCAAATACAGAAGAAAGAGATCCTTTTAATGAAATGGTTAGCGAAAAAGGTATTAATAATCAGGTTGACAAAAATTCAAAAATAGTGTATATTAATAATAGTAAACTGCCTAAGCCGTTGTTACAGAAAGACTTTTCTCCTAGAGCTGTTGTTAGTTTAGGAGGACATATTATTGGCTTTAACAACGTGACAAACTTTATACAACAGTTTGATCTTCAGATAGTATGTGAAGATAATAGCTCATCAGTTTATTGGAACAAAAGATTAAGGAAGATAGTAAATGCCTAGTTGTAGGTTAATTATACAAGACGAAGTTAACATCAAGATAGACGGATTGCCTGTTGATGTAAGAAGAAAGATATCAAACGCACTGAAGTTTGAAGTGCCGTATGCCAGATACATGCCTCAGTACAAGCTAGGACGCTGGGACGGAAAGGTTGGCTTTTTTGGATTAGGTGGCTCTGGATATGTTAATCATCTTGATACAATTAATAGTGTGCTTCATAAATGCGGAGTACAAATAGATGAAATAGTAGATCAAAGGCAAACAATAAAATTAGATTTTCAAGCTATCAAGCAAGACTTTTGGGGAGATAAGACCTGGCCAAAAGGTCATCCTGCTGAAGGAGAAAAAATTAGATTGAGAGATTATCAAGTAGAAGTAATTAATAATTTCTTAGCAAATCCGCAGTCATTACAAGAGGTTGCTACAGGAGCAGGTAAAACAATTATTACTGCTACGTTGAGTAAACTTACAGAAGATTACGGACGTAGTCTTGTAATAGTTCCTAATAAAAGTTTAGTAACACAAACAGAAGATGATTACATAAACTGTGGATTAGATGTTGGTGTGTACTTTGGAGATAGAAAAGAACTTGGTAAAACACACACAATTTGTACTTGGCAAAGTCTAAACATATTAGATAAGAAGACTAAAGATGGTGAAGCAGTATTAACGTTAGCAGAGTTTTTGGAAGGCGTATCAACAGTAATAGTAGATGAAGTACATCAAGCAAAGGCAGAAGTTTTAAAAAACTTACTAACACGCAACTTAAGAAATGCTCCAATACGTTGGGGACTTACTGGTACAATACCAAAAGAGAAATTTGAGTTTGAAGCTATACACGCAGGTCTTGGTCCTGTCATAGGACAGATAAGTGCTAAAGAACTACAAGACAAGGGTGTGCTGAGCGAATGTCATGTGAACATTGTACAATTAATTGACACTCCTGTACATTCAAACTATCAAGAAGAATTAAAATATCTTGTGACAAATGATCCAAGAATAGATTACTTAGGCAAATTACTTAATAAAATTAAAGCATCAGGCAACACATTAATACTTGTTGACAGAATATCAGCAGGAGAAAAATTACAAAAATCCATACCTGGTTCACAGTTTGTAAAAGGTGATGTAAAATTAAAAGACAGAAAGGAAGCGTATGATGAAATCAATGAAGGTACTAATCATGTTGTTATTGCGACATATGGTGTGGCCGCCGTTGGTATTAACATTCCTCGTATTTTTAATCTTGTTCTCATTGAACCTGGAAAGAGCTTTGTGAGAGTAATACAATCAATAGGCAGAGGCGTAAGAAAGGCGAAAGATAAAGACTTCGTACAGATATGGGATCTTACATCAACTTGTAAGTTCGCGAAGCGGCACCTTACTCAAAGAAAAAAGTTTTATAAGGAGGCGCAATACCCATTTACAATAGAAAAAGTAGAATGGAACTAGAATGAAAATACTTACGTTAGAAAACAAACCTCTAGACCTAAACACTCTACCGGATCAAATAGAAGAGGATATAAGATTTAGTATATTAGATAATTCAGACTCAAACAATCCTGATTTCTTTTATGTGCCTTTGATCTTTTTAGAATCTTTTAGTTCGCCGAGTTGTGTTTTAGATATTGGAGGTTTTGAAGTCCAAATGCCTATAGATTGGCATATAGCAGTTGGATGTCCGGACAGCGGAAATGATATAGAAATATTGCCATTGACCAGTATAGGAGATAGAGGATTCGAAGCATTTATTTTTAATCCAATGACCAGCTTCAAACCAGACTTCACTCCTGTAAAGGTAATTAATTATTATAACGATGTGAAATGGTACTTTCCAAAAGTTAGAAACGCACAACTTTTAAGTATACCAGTTGAAGAAAAAAATGAACCAATGTGTGCTTTCTTTATTAAGGATATTACTAGGCAAACAGAAGTTATCAAATACGGAGAGTTATTTTAATGAAAGCAGGAAAAATTTGGGGACAAACAGAACTTATCCATGCTAACGGTGTATTAGAATTTCATAGGATAGAATTTAAAGCAGGATA